TGCGCTTACTACAATAGTCAGAAACTGACCTCCACCCTGCTATTTCAAGCAGGGAGTAGGGGCATAGCCCCAGTACCAATCCGAAAGGATTGGATTCTAATCAACTTAACGTTGCAATTAAAAGGATATATAAATGACTTAATAGCCAAAAATAGAACCTTTCAATGTGTAGATCGACTCTTTTTTGTAAAACTTTACCCCCGGAACAACATCATGTTCGATAACAACCTTATCAGGGTTGTCACCGGACACGTAGATGCTGTACGAGGGATACACCCAATCGGTGAGTTCACGTAAATGAATACGTTTACTGACTGCCGAGTAAGTGTCAAAAAAGCCTCCTGCATGCCCCTTACGCTTCAACTCTCGATTTGAACGAAGACGGTAAGTGCCAATCAAATGGCCATCACCGTATCCGTCCGGTCCGAAGAGTCTTACGTGAGGAGGAATATACGACAAAACTATGTCCGCAAGAGCGGGCTCGCAATGTCGAATAAACCAATTATGCATGTTAAAGAGGACGCGACATGATATCTGATCCTTTAGATAAAATGGGCGTATGTCGATCCCACCTAGGTAATCAGTACCGCAGCTCTCCCGAAAGGGACCACTCTTGTAAGATTTCGACATATTAACGACGAAACCGCACACAGAGAGGACCTCTTCGAAAAGAGAAACGGCTTCTGTGGGGATTATAACATCATCCCCATAGACACTGACTTTCTTAGGGTCGATCCCCAAATGGGTACACGTACTGAAAGCTAAAGAGTAAAATATAAGCGATTCAAGTTCAAAAGTATAAGAATTACCCATACTTGAGAATTTGTTTAGCCTAATGATTTTATCTCTATAACTTACAGTGCCTGTCCGGAATCGGTCTAATAACTCAAACCAATCCCATGATAGGAGGTGCATGACCAAACCGTAAGCAATAGTATCGCTCGCGCTGGACATGTCAATGGTGGCTAAGCCACCCGTGACACTACCTTCGCAAGCTAACTTCTGATTTCTGGTTTGATCAGAAAGATCTACTCCATTACAGCGTAATCTTTGACGGATGTATTTCCCAATTCCTTGCTGGCCGAAGCCATTAAGGGTGGGTTCAACACCGATAGATCGCATTGTTTTGGAGCTTTTGGGCACGAATTGAAGTTTTCCATGAGACGGGTATAATCGAAGTTGACGTTGTTCATCAACATGCGATTCCGTCCAACCTGGGAATTCTGCTAAGAATTCTTTGGCATGTGAAACAAAATCGTGACTACAACTTAGATGAGCTTCAAGTTTAACCCTAGGGTTAGACCGCGCTCGTTTTACGCTAGTTGTGGAACCGGGACCAAATGAAAATTTAAGCTCGGAGTACGAAGGAACGTCGCCTAATATGGAGTCTATTTTTCTGACCGTTCGGAATAAAACCGAATGGACATCTGAAGAAACTTCAGATAGAGAACCACGAAAACGACGGTTCGTCGCTTCACATAAATTTTCTGCTTCCATAAAAGTGGCAAACGCAACTTCTTCTTTGTTAATCCCAAGGTCCAACCACTCCTGTTTTGACAGGAACGCTTGAATCTGACGGGCATACAAAAAATCATCTGCATCAAAATCTTCGGTATAATCAAATTTAAAATTGATTAAACCTAGATAATCCCCATCTAGAAACATATTTCTAAGTTTCATAGATAAAGGTCCACCTCTTTGAGAGCAAGTCTCGATTAACCGACCAATAATGATTAAGGACTTATCGACCGGAAATTCTTTAATATAATCCACTCTTTACCTCCTAAGGTATTGACAGGTAGAATTAACTACCTGGGATTAAGCCAAGGTGTTAACTGGCAAGAATTAAGGCTGAAAATAACTGCGGAAATGCAGCAGTTGAGTTCTTCACCACATTAGCGGCACTGGCACCATTAATGGTACCAGTCGCTGTAGTGGAAGAAGCACCCGCAATCAGACCTATCATCATTTTAAGTGTGTTACTCCTATCCTCAACTGTACTACGTCTATCCGCGAACATCGTTAAGATGGCCGTGGTGACGTATGCAACTTTGGCTGGTGCAACATAACCAAATGATGTCCCCGATGCGCCTAATGTCTCCATCACTGGTACTTCTAGCTTCGCAGTAATCTTGTAGCTGCCATTCTTTTGTTTTATCACCGATTGCGTCAACCGAATTTGGCCCTCAAAAGGCACTGAAGCCATTTGAGATCTCCAATAAGGTTCTGGCGTGTCGGTGATAGGAACTAAAGTTTGTTCAACTAAAGGATTTGCGTCGTCTTTGACTAGTAAATTTGTCATTGTGGCCATTATGAGGCTCCTAGTAAGGTAATTTGAAACGATAATGATCGAGTAACGTCCGATCGGAAACGTGCTACCGTATTCGCTGAACTACTAACGCGAGTGCGTTCCAGATTCTACTTGGAGACATCGCATCAGGGAGGGTTTCAAACCCTGGTTTCGGAACAGAAAGAGATGTACTTACGACCCTAGTAAAATATTTACTAGAATGGAAACTGGTCGGGTATTTAACCCAATCAATTAACGGGTTCGATACTCTCACTGCAGAACCTTGAACATTACGAACCTTTATAGTCATAAACCTGCCCCTAAGGGTAGGAATGGTATTAAGATTCTCAAGGTAGCTACCGACTGGAATAAACCAATCGACAACGAAACTGTATGGTATGAGTTCCCACGCAACAGTCAATGGGTCAACAAGACCTAAAGACCGGGGCGCGGACATCGTTTCCGACATCTCATAGATAAGTCTCCATCTCTCGTCAACTGTACATTCACATGTCCAGTTGGCAGGAGAAACAGATGTATCTTTGACTCCTTTTCGAGTAATGCTAACGGAGAGTCTAGACTTACGAGGGCCATTAGTAATGGCTTCATAAGCTTTAGACGCTTCATAAACATCACCCAATAAAGGGAGCCAACCATACTGTAGTTCAAGCCAACGACCCGCGATATCTTTTTCAGATAAGCGCGATGTCCTTGGTTTCACCCCGAATCGTCGAGCGGCAGAATCAAACCTGCCTTTCTTCAAATCGAGGATAGCACCACCGATGCTGGAAACAGCAGATGTAACCATACTTACTGTTTTCTTACCTTCTGCAGCCGTAACAGCCAAATTAAAATTATGGCCCTTTACCGCTTCAGAAAGACGAGACAACAGGGTAAGTTCATCATTTGCTGAAAGAAGAGACGCCGCAGTTGCGGTGCAATTCCACCATATGTCGTTGTTTCCGTTCTGCACATTCCTCCCTGGAGTTCTTACCTCTCTACGGTTCGTAGAGGAGTAATTATTCCAGGCAAGTCTTTGCATACCGTCAACAATTTCATATTTACCATCGGTACCAGATGAATCACTCAATACATATAATGGATTGGTGATTTTATCATAGTATCTTGTGGTCACGGCTTCACCTGTGAAGGTGATGTGTCAGTGAAGACACTACCTATTTGCAAAAATAGCTGCTGAAGTAAAACTTCAGCAGATCCACCTGCCCAAAGAATCACAACCACGGTGAGAAAGCAATACACTAACAAAAGGTAAAGCTTAAGTTTCAATAAGTTTCCTTCTGATAATACGTTTGTTTTCTCATTCATGATGTGACTCCTAGGTTAAGTGGATGTAAGAAAGACCCCTCATGGAGG